TTAATAGATTTAGGAGTTTTAATATCTATAAATTCTATAGTACCTAAACCATTCCACTCACCATAAGTTTTCCATTTTGGGTTAGTTTCATCTAAGACAATATTCTTTACTCTAACAGCTTTAATTTGATTAATTGATAAAGCTTGTAAAGTATTAAAATTATTATCCTTATTACGATTTAAATTAGAATTTAAACCTGAAAAACCAAACCTAGAAGCCATTACTTTTTATTATTGTTAAGCTTATCTATTTCTTGAAGTAATTGAGCTTTTTCTTCTTCAGAAATTCCAAGACTACCATCATCCCCCTGATTTTGGATTGCTCTTTGAACAATAGTAGCCATTTTAATTAATTGTTCATCATTCTTAACTCCTATTTCCATATATTCTTTAATAAGTGGAACTATAAGAGTAGCATCACCTATTTCTTGAACTAAAGGTTTTAATTCAGAAATTAAGGCAGATACTTGTTCTTCTCTTTTTTGTTGGTTTTTATAAATTTCTTCTAATAAATCAGAAAATTTCTTTTTACCAAAGACTACTGAATCTAACTTACCCATATATTTTATTTATAAATATATAAATTAGGGAAATTTAATGTAACCATATTCTATATAAAAAATATAATTAGTTTTAAATATATCATATAATTGGTTAGCTATTTTTGTTATCTTTGGGGTTTTTACATCTACCATTTCTCTGATGTAGATATATAATGCTTTTTTATTAAAAATATCTATGTCTTTTCTTTTACGAAATAACTCTAATATAGCATCAGCTACTTTAGCATCATTTTCTTTTGGAAATAAATCATAAATATTGGAAGTAACGTACTCTACATACTGATCTATAAAGTTAGATAGTAAATTTTTATCTTCCTTATCATCTATATTATAAGAATGATTCTCATCATCATATAAAGATTCTAATGGAGATTTATCTATTCTTTTTTTATAATTATTTTGGTTTGAAATTATTAAATAACGTTTTGCAATAGTACCAAAGTAAGAATATGCTTTAGCTCCTTTAGAAGGATCAAATAAATGAATTTTTGATAATAAAAATATAATTACCTCATGTTGCAAATGTTCTATTTCATCTACTTCAGTATAATAAAACTTAAAAGTATGGATTAAATTTTCTGTGAGTTTAAAAAAAGGATAATGAATAAATTGCTCGTATATTTTACTTTTAACTTCAGTATTCTCTGTATTATTATATAGAATAATAGCCTCTTCTGTTTCTGAAGTGAAATAATTTTTTGATTTTGCTTTTCTCTTTTTAGCCACGGTATCTATCAAAGTTCTTCTATAGTAAATTCATTCAAAATCATTTGGATTTTTTTAATTTCAGTAAAAAACCACCCAATTTCATCATCAGATTTAAATGATCCTCTTTCATCTATTTCTTTAATTTTTTTATCTGATTCTCTAATTGCAACATCTATTTTAGAAAGGTATCCCATATAAGAAACTAAAATATCTTCTTGTTTCTCATTCTTGCGTAGTAGATTAAAGGTCGTATATCCTAAGACTACGACCAAAATCGATAAAATTGTAATGGTTATTTCTAATATCATAACTTATCAAATATATTTTTTAAACCCTCACTTTTAATTTCACCTAATGCTTTATTTTTAATTGAGGTAGTGGACTGTTTTTTATTATTACCCTCCAATGTAAAATTACTCTTGTTAACATCCAAGTTATTTTTAAATTTAGGTAACCATTCAATTTCAAACTCAATTCTTGCAGCCATCATATCTGCCTGATGTAGTATAAATGGTAGTGAAGTTCTAGGTTTTGTTTCTGGCATAAATGATTTTAGATATTTCTCATTTGCTGAATCATATAAACCATCATGTGTTTGGATAGCTATCATCTCATTAAATGTATACTTAATATCATGTTCTTGGAGTAGAAATAATCCTCTATCTGGGACAGCCGCAAAAGCAATAGCTTTATTATGCATGTATTCTTCACCTAATTTATCTCTTCTCCATTTATCAGTCTGGGGTATGTAAGATTCATGTTCCGAATCACCCATTTTACCTAAATCATGGTTAATAGCTGAAAATACTAATTCTTCAGTAGTAAATGTAGTCATATCTGCACCAAAACCTTCCCAAACGGCAGATATTGATAAAGCAGCCTTAACTACTCTATTTACATGATCTACATAACCACCAGGAAATGCAGAATGATATTCTTTTTTATGAGAAGCAGGCATAAGAGAAATACGATCTTCAAATTTCTCATAGAATGCTTTTAATTTTTCTTTACGTGGAGATGAAATATAAGTATCAATATTACTCATAAATTCAACCCAATTAGTTTGGATTTGGTCCGCTGTCAACTTCATAACTTTTTTTATTTTTATCTTCGATTAATTTCCGAAGGTGAATGTTCTTCTCTTTCAACCATAGCTTTAACATCATTTAAAATTTCCGTAGAATTTTCTATGGTTTTTAAGAATTCGGGGATTGGAGAACCTCTCCTAACCATAAATTCTAAGGATTTTAACCTAGCTTCTAATGTTTCTAACTTATTAATAATAATATTTCTCTGCCTCATAATAACTAATTAATTAAATTGTTGGGTGGGGTGGGGCACCTACATATCCCTATATCCCCATTTATTCATAAATCTCTTATTTCTTATTTCCCTGTAATATTAAGATACGGGAAATTATCTGGGGGGCCAAGCTATTTTATAAAAGAAGTTACTAAATCTTCTAGATTTTTAATTTTAGCACACTTTTCGTATTCTTCTCGCTTTTCAAAAAATTTAATAGTTAACTTACAAGCAGTTAAAAGTTCTTCATCTGAGGCTTGTTTAATATGGTTTTGTTCTTTTTCTAGATTGATATCCTCTAATTGAGAATATGCTCTATTATACACCATCACTTCACTAAATTCTTTGATTTTCTTTGATTCCCTCTTATCACCACCAGAAGCGGTATTTAATAATGTAAGTAACATTTTATTGTTAAAATCCCCGTGATTAAACACTAATTTTTTAAACATACCTAACTTAAAAATTGGATTTTTGTAAAAGTCAGTATAAGATGCAACAACATCATCCTGAGAAGATGCTGATTCAGGTAAAGAATCTCCTGTAAACTGTTTAAAAAATTTATCTAAATCCATATCAATAAATATAAATAATAAAGGTAAGTAAAACAAATATAAATTGAATAGGAAAAAAAGAGGGAGACTAAACGTTAGGGGCTTTAACCCTTTCAGCTTTACTCTCCATTTAATGGGTATATTTTTGTATAAAAATTTAAAAAATATATTCTCCCTCTTTTTATTTTAAAACATTAGTACCGAGAGCGGGACTTGAACCCGCACGACTGTAATAGTCAAGGGATTTTAAGTCCCTCGTGTCTACCAATTCCACCACCTCGGCATTTTGTATATGATCCTACAACCTACCTATTATAAAACTGTATGGTTTTTAATTAGTTGGTCATTTATTTGATCAATTCGTTCACTTAATTCTTTTACAACTTTAATTAAGTTTTTTCCTTCGGGGTTGTTAGGATGATATTCCCATAATTCATCACGTTTTTGGGTTAAAAAAACTAACTCATTAATTAAATTTTCTTTTTCCATTTCTTCTTGGTTTATTTGATTTTTTAAATTTTCTAATTCCTCGTATTTATCTGCTAAAACTTCTATATCCATACCTTTTATTTTAACTGATCCCAAATTAATTGAAGTTCTTTTTCTAGTATTTGACCTTTTTCATATTGTTCGGATCCCCTAATCTCATAACAATCAATTTGACCACCATAACTAATATTACTTAGATCAAAAGTAAAACCATTTTCCATGTAAATTTGCCATCTACCAAAACCATCACTATCAATTGTAGTTCCTGGGTATTTTTCACATACTGCTGTAAAAAATTGCTCTCTGTGGAGTCTTTGTATTTCTCTTTTTGTCATAACCTTAATTCTTTTATACCGTAAATATACGAATAGTATTTAAATTATCCAAATTTTAATATGACGTTTTTTACTAAATGCATTACTTTAATATGACTGTAATATTTATAGTCGTAATAACCCCTAAAATCAATATACAATGAAAAAAATACTTATTTTAGTTTTGGGGTTGGTTGGTTTGATTTCATGTTCAACCCCAAAAGCAGTAACTGTTGAAAAAATAGATATCGATAGAGATGCTATTGTTTATGATAACAAAGAAGTTGTCATCGTTACTCGTACTTTTTTAACTTTAGATCAATATAATGATTTAAAATTAAAAACTAAAGTTAATAGAGAAATTTGGGAAAACCCATAAGTAGAAGGGGGGTAAAACCTCCTTTTACAATTTATATTTAGTTTTATATTTTTCAATAAATTTTATACCTACTGCTAATTCTAAAATCTCAGCATTTTCAGGAACCCCAGCTAACTTTTCTTCTTGAACTTGGTCTATATTTTTATTCTTCCAAACTTTCATTTTAACTTTAGCATTTGAACGATTTGATGTTCTAAACACCATTACCACAGGAGAATTTGGATATGCTTTTTCTCTAGCCATTTAACTTAATTTATATGAATATTTCCAACCACAATCATCATCAAAATCTTTAAAACCTAATTCAACTTTAACTCTTCCACCTAATGCTTTTTCAAACCCTTCAGTGTCAATTGTTGTATGCAATTAAAAAAGACATACAACAAAGAATATAAATAATGGGGCTGGTGTTCTTCTCTAATCATTTGTAACTTCCCTGTCCTTTCAAGGGCAACCTATACAAACTAACCACCAACCTTTCCCCACTATTCATTTCTTTTCCTTTTTAATCCTGATATTCGTATTCAATTTTAATTAATATGTCTACATACTCGGTTAATTCCGGTTCTGTAATTGCACATACCTTTTTCTTAAGTAATAATAATTTATCTAAATTGCTCATAATCTTTATTTTTAAATACTGCAACTCGGCTTCGCGCCTCATTTACCCTGTAAATATACGAACAATATTCCAGGGAACCAAATCTATCAGCGATTGTTTTTAGAAATATAATCTCCTTCATCATATGATTTTAATATATGACATTGTTTACATAATAACTGATAATTTGAGGGTTGTTCACCTTCAGGTGTGTGTTTAATATCCGAAATAATATGATCAACATCGAATAATCCCGCTAATTCATTTATAGGTCTATTGGGAAAAAATGTTTGTGCATCGTACCCACACCCTTCACATTTTAATTGATTATCCAAGATTTTTTCTACTTTATACATTAACCAAGGTCTACGTGCAGCATTAGACGCATATTTTTTATAGTGGTAGTGTTTTTTACAATATGAACGACGTTGGGTTTTGTTGTAAAATTCGGTTTCTTCGTTACACCATGAAACTTTACAACAACTCATATACCTAATTGTTTTTTAACATCTTTTATGTGACGACATTGTCTATCTTTTGCCCTCCATTTTCCAGCACAAGTACAATCTACGATATCACCTTTTACAGTAACGTTATAAAAGTGCCCAGGATCACTCTTTGATTCAAATTTGAATTCCTGTTTTTCAACCTTAATTTTTTTAGGTTTAGGTTTATGCCATTCAATATCATTAAGAGTAGTTTCGGGGTGAACTTTCTGCCAAGTTGGAATAATATATTTTTCCCCTTTAGAATTAGTGTATAATGTTGGGGGTAAATAATCATGCTCATAAATATATTTAAACCTACGAGTAGCTGTAAAGGGTCCTAAACCCCTAGTTGAATGAGAAAATTGGGAAGTAGGACGATACATAATTCGTTTCCTTAAATTCCCATGCTTGTTTAAATTTGTAAATACAAATAATGCCATAACCTTAATTTCTTTATATTGTAAATATACGAAACATGGTTTAGGTATCCAAATCCCCCCACTTTTATTTTTTAGGTCTACCTCTTCGTTTTTTCCCTTTAGCTGCGTCTTTGACATCAGCAATTTGGTTTTTTACTTCTTTAGCTGATTGGACTACATCATCAACTTCTTCTTTAACTCTATCGATTCTTTCTTCTACTTCTTCCACTAGTTCAATAACTTTCTCATCTAAAGTGGTTCGGTTTAAAACCCAATTCCACAATTTTTTTAATTTATTTTTCATTCCTCTCTAAATTTTCTTAGTTTCTTTTTTTCTTTAAATTTTGGGGCTTTAGGAGCTTTTATCATTTCAACTTCTTTCCCACATTCTACACATTTATAAATATCAAAGTCTAAATAAAATTCTGTGGTTTTACACTTATCACAAGGATAAAAATTTTCATCCATTAATATTTCTTCATAATCTACTCGTGGCATAATTCATCAAATTCAATTTCTTCAATAGTTTCAACAAATAAAAAATGAGAATCTGTTTTTAAAGTATGATCCGCCCTTAAGTGGTTTTGCATTCCTTTTACAAATTCTAAATGCAATTTCCCTTGTTTATCTTGAAAATGGGAACATAGTGATTTACCTTTAATGATATATAATTTATCATTATGTTTGAATAATTCTCGATAACCCATAATTTATTTATAAAACACTTGTATTAACACAATAATAATTGCTAAAATTAAAGTTATTAACGTTTTAAGGGATAACCCTTCTCCCATATAAATATACGTTAGAAAACTAAAGCTTATGATACCCGCAGCAAACCCAATAAGTCTTGATGGCCATAAATAACCTTCATAATATTCTACAATATATGCAGTAGCAAAAATATAAGCAAAGCTGATAGGCACCCCTAAAAATGCCATTATCATAGGATTATTCTTCATCCAAGGGGATATGAATTGACCGTTTGTTTGGAACCATACTGCAGTTTGACCAATAGTAAACAACAAAATACCTAAAAATAAACTTTTCATATTCTTCCTCTCCTACCTGTTACTCTATACTGCTCCCTAGGATCTACACCATTAAGATAATTATATCCTTTACATAATTGCTCTTCAGGAACTTTTGTATTAGTCCCATAAAAATATATAGGACCATAATATGGCTCATAAAATAATTTTTCAGGATCTAATACATTTAAAATTCGTCGGTTTCCGTTAAAACTTCTAAATTCCCTAGATGTTACTCTTCCCCATTTTCCAGGTTTATATTCTACTTCACAACATTTAGAAGTATCAAAGTCATACTTCATTTTACCTGTGTATCCTTTCTTCTCAGACATTTTTTAAAACTTTTCTATTACGTTGTACTACAAACCAATCTCTCGAAGTATTTAAACGAGTATGGTGTTTTGATATTCTTTTATATTTTACATTATGCAGTATACAGTAAAGTATAGCCTCATAATATTCATTAAATACTTTAATCTTTTTTTTAGGCATTATAAATTTGTTCATCAAAAGCATCTTCATCAAAACTCTCTTCTAAGGATGGGTTTTCCCAATCACTATTTTCATCACTTTCCTCTTGGAATGAATCTGGAAGTGGGGGTAATAACCCAGCATTTTCACATAAATTCCAAATACGATCTTTCCATAAATCCATTTTTATACCATCAATTATACAACGATAACCATAATGTTCAGTAAGCTTTCCTAATTTTTCAATAAACTCTCCAATCATTTGATCTAATTCACCTCCTATTTCAAAATTTTCACCATAGGTAGAATTTCTATTAGTATTGGAATCATAAATTGATTTAATTTTTACCCATTCTTGGGCAATTGGACCTAATTTTTCACTCATAACTTTTATTATTTAATGCGTAAATATACGAACAATTTTTCAGGTAACCAAACTTATATCTTTAGTTTTAAGCATCCCAAATATTTTCGTACTCTTTCATATCTTTTTCATATTGAATGTCTAAGGTTAATAGTATACAAAACTGTTTTAAACTTCCTCCTCCCTCAAATGATGCCATTTTTATTAAAGTGTCATCATCTAAAGAATACAATATTGAAATTATAGATGCTTTAATTACTACGAGATTTAGGATTATTTTTCTTTTTCTTTTTAGAATTATGTTTAAGAGAACTATTAAATATTTTAGCCTGTTCTATTAATGCTTGTGTTGAATTTTTACTCATAATGTTGAATTATTTACCTTGCCCTCTATAGAGTTTTTTATAGTTTATACTTGATTTAATTTTTGAAGTTTTATTTTTACTATGAATTCCTTTTCTTTTCCTTCTAATTTTTTGCAGGGAAGTTGTTAATGTTTGTCTAGCCATTATTTAAATATTTGTTTTAGATTTTGTTTTTTAACTATACGTTTTAATGCTTGGGAATAATGATCAGCTTCAGCATATGAAGCATCTAAAGCTTTATAATATTCTTCTTCATCAGTAATCCTACCTAAGTAGCGACATTGGTAAAAAGCATAATCATAAACACTTTCCTTCCAATTATCATAATAGGCATGGTTTAATTGGGTACCTTTTGCTGTTTTTACTCTTTGTCTTGCTTCTTTCATTCCAAATAGGTTGTTATTTTGCTTAAAAATAGTACTTTTAAAGTTTCCTGTTTCTAGAATAGACTGAGCTAAAACAATATGTGGGTGTTTTATATTTAAGTCTTTTAACATAATAATTAATTCATCTCTAGAAAAAGTATCAATTTTATCCTCAAGTACTATTAATTCTTTTTCGAATGGGATAGGATGCCTTAATCCTTTTGTTACTCCTGTCCAATATGAAAAAATACAAGCCAATATTGTGATTAAAAAAGTAATAACTATAACCATTATTAAAGTTTTACTATCGTGCATGTTTGTTATTTTTGTAAATTGAAGATTCTTCTTATCATACCTATATAACATAACTACTTGGATTTTAAAATTTTTATTGCTTTAACTATTTCAGAACAAATCTCGTATTGTTCCCACTTTTCCATTATCGTTAGATTTTTTTCTAAAGTTTCTACAAAATCTTTTTTATCACAAGTTATATCGAAAATGGTATCATCTTCCTCAACTGTGATTTCTAATATATGAATATGGCGTTTTTTACTGTCTAAATTATCTAAAATACCTCTTACACATGCCTTAGATATTTGAAGGTCATGTGATTTTGCTCTGTGTTCAAACTCTTCTTGTGTCTTAACTTTTATCTTACGGGACATTAAAATAAATTTAAAAAATTACCCTTTATTTTCTTTTCCTTTAATGTACGAAATTTTTCTTCATTCTCCAACATTTTAGTAGCAAGTTTTTCTAAGTGTCTTTGTTTTTGATTATCGTAATCATTAACAAGCTTATCATGTTTTTTATGTTTTCCTTTTTTGAGAAGAGGTATCTTTTTCTGTTTTTTCTTCATATTCTAGAAATATATTGATCTGCATTATCTTCGTCATCATCTAAACCTAATTCTTTTAGTCTTCTAAGATGATATTCATCGACGTCCCAATTACTTTTACTCTGGTTAACAGGTTTGTGGTCTTCTAAACCTTCAATTTGTTTATTAGTAAAAATATCACCGATAAATAGATAAAAACAGTTATAACATAATAATTCAATATTTTCTTTCCTATAATTTTTTTTATTTTTGTCTTTAAAATGCAATAATAGCGGCATTTTGTAATCAAATACCCTTCTTTCTTTAAACCCACATTCAGCACATTCTTCATTTAAATACCCTTCAGTAATTAAACGATATTTAATTTTTGCTGGGTTAAACGAGGATATATCTGTTCTCCCTTCAATTATGTCTAATAAAGCAGGTTCTTTTCCTTTATTATTTAAAAATTTAGGAATACCTTTCCCAGATTGGTTTTTATGCTTTTCAAATAGACTTTTTCCAGATTCTTCATCTGTATAAACCTTAGCCCATTTTTTATAATGGATGTAGGATACATTTAAATACCTACTAGCTGCTCTATTGGATAAAGTTTTATCCATGGCCGCCAATATTTGCTCTTTAGAGAGGGGTTTTGCCTTAGGCATTTTTGT